GATATTCGCTACAACGGGTAGTGCACCGCCTTTTAAGGAAGACGAGCCTCTCAGTTTTGGAGCGGGTGTTATAAAACGTTTGAAGCTCTCTAATGACTATACATATAGTCATAAAAAACAATACGAAGAGCATCTCGGTAGACCGAGGATATACATGGATGTATATCTATCTGACCCCATTGTTAGGAGTTTGATAGACCTTCCCTGTTTCTACGCGGTCAAAGACAATTTCGATATTGTGACAGATAAGGATGACGTAAGAGAACGTATAGAAGAAATGTTTAGAGATATAAACATTGAGAACCTTCTATATGGTTGGGTGCGTAACGCTAGAATATTTGGAACAGGATATTTGGAGTGGACCGGAGATAACTTAGTACTTCGTTCTAGCCAAAACATGTTTGTACAAAGAAATGAGCATGGACAAATTAAATATTATTATCAGGATATAGGAGATGAAAAAGAAAATATCCACTTCGAGCCGGAAGAGATTTGTGCTTTACTTAACAACCCCTTCGATGATTACGCTTATGGCCTTTCTGACATCCATCCCATTCTTTATTTGGTTGACCTCAAAGATTATGCAGAGAGAGATGTTGGAGCTGCACTCAACAAGTATGCTTCTTCTCGCTTTGATATATCTTGTGGACTTCCCGATATGCCTTATGGTCCTGACAAAATTAACGAAGTGGTGGACGCGTTCAACTCTTTAGCGCCCGGTGAAGATATCATTCACGGAAACGATATTATTATAAAAGAACTACAAGGCACACAAAGAGCTTTTGAGTATGGAAAATATACAGATGATATATTAGATAAGATACATATGGCTCTTAAAGTCCCTAAGACTATGTGGACTGACCCCGATAAAGCTAGACCTATTTTTGAACCTTATGTTAGATATTTACAAACTATGATTGAGGCTGCACTGAATGCTCAATTAATGCCCCAGCTGGAAGACGGAGAGGCTAAATTTAAGTTCAGGCAGATTAATGTGGAAGATGCATTTACTAAAGCTAAGACAGATATGATATATCTATCTGAAGGAGTATTATCACCCGGAGAAGTTAGGGAAGAGCGTGGTCTCGACCCTGAAGGTGTGGTAGAATTAGATATGCTGAAAGATGTTGCTGTAAAGAAAGCAGGGTCGCCCCCAGAGGGACCCAGCGATAAGAACGCTAACATTTCTGGTGGTAAGAACACTGACAAAAAAGAAGAAAGTGCTCGAGCCCCGAATAGAGGGAATCAACCTTCGGCAAACATAAAGGGGAAAAGAGCATGAGTTATGAAAAGTGTGTAGCATCAGTAGGTTCTACACTAAAAGAACGTGGTGTTGAAGACCACAAAGAGATGGCTGCTAACATGTGTATCATGTGGGCTGATGGACATAACGTAGAAAGAACGTTTGGTAGAACGTTGGATGAAGATGAAAAAAGACGCACGTTTGCCCTATCTCTAGGAGAAGACAATAATATATCATTTACACAAGAGGATGACTTTGAAAGTGCTACTTTCCCTGTCATAGCTATAACATCAGGCCCTCATGAGTATGAAGAAGATGATATACAGCAAAAGGTTTATATAGAACCTGAGATATTAAAGAAGAATATAGAAGCTTTTAACGAGCTACCTATATATTTCAACCATCAGAGAACGCCAGACGATTTAATTGGCATGGCTGCTAATCCTGAGGTGTTTGAGATGGAGAATGGAAAGTCCGCTATTAGGATGTCAGCTACGGTTGATAACAAAAACGAACGGGGACAAGAAGTGATAGATAAAGTGAAGGATGGAGACATAACCCATGTCAGCATTGATTGGTTTTCCAATGACGTTGACGTGATGGGTGATACGTTCGCAACGAACATTCGCCCAACAGAGGTCAGTTTCATTGATAATAAATCAATGGACCCCGTCTGCGAGGAATGTACTATTGAAACGAAATGTGGTTTACACGCAAAAGATGAACATCATGACTGCGGTTGTGGTGGGAAAGATGGCGCGTGTGAATGTTCAGACGGAAAACAAGAGGATATAAACATGACTACAGAAACTCCTAATGTTAAAGAGAACTCCGAAGCGGAGAATATCGTGGAACGCGAATTCGCGTCCCTACGAACGCAACTAGAAGAGATGACATCTTCAAAGGCAGAAATCAATTCCCAGTACGAAGAGGCCCTCAAGATAATTGAGGAATTTAAACTTGCTGAGGAAGAGAGAGCTGCTAAAGAAGCCGAAACTCGAAAGGTTGAAGTTGTAGAGGCGATTCTATCCAAGGAACTGATTTTCGGTACCTTAGAAGAGGATAAGAAAGCAACTCGTAACGATGAACTCACAGCTTGGGATGAATCAAGGCTGACTGGTTTCAGCGAAGCTCTTGCTGCACTTCCGGTACCTGAGGAAATAGAACGTACCTTCGGGAAGGGTAAATCCCCCGAGGGTGAAGCTGTTCCAGCAGAATCCGAGAGAAAATTTGCAGTCAAGTTAGATAAAGAAACTGGGCGTATCAAAATCGACCCAGATGTATTAAGAGGTAATTAATTATGGCAACAGAAATTTTGATAAATGATGGTGGTGCACCAGCACGTATCCTTCCATTTGTAGCGGCAGAAGATGTCACTGCTGGTAACGCATTAACATTCGATACCAGTGGCGAAGTCAAAAACGCTAACAGTGGGGATAGTGCAGGAGACCAATTTGCGGTCTGCGGGTATGCACTCACAACCATTACGTCAGGAAATGTCGTAAGTGTTATTTCTGGGCACGGCGTTATATTGAACGTCAATTGTGCAGACCTAAACGCTGGTGTAGGGTTAATGATGGGAACGACAGATGGTCGTCTCCTTGCAGCAACCAACGCAACAACTAAACCAAGTTGTCAAGCAACTACATTGGAGAACAATTCCGCAGCGGGTTTAACTAAGGTGATAACCCACTAAGGGGTAGGTGATTATTATGGTAGCACTAACTCAGAATTTAGCACCCGGTCTTCTTACTTCCCTTAACACTGGCGCTTACGCAGCGACTGGTGGAACAGGGGAACGTGTACTCATAGACTATAAAGATGCAATCAAAGACTACAAGGTCACAGACCTTGCTGCGATGGCAATGTTTACAGAACCTATGACCACAGAGACTGGCGGTGATATTGATATCACATTCGCAAAGCCTTCCATGGGTATGGAAGAAATCAACGAAGGTAACACACCACAATACCAGCACACTAATCTGCGCTCCGAGAGAGTATCAGTAGGCGAGTGGGGACTGGCTATGGGCGTTACACGTCGTATGATTGAAGATTCACGTTTCAATGAAGTCGAGATGGCTTTGAATGAAGCACGCAGGGCGGTAGACCGTCATATGACTAAGCACGTTGTTTATGCGTTGCTCGGTATCCTAGACTCCACGTTCGGAACGGGTGTTGACGGAGCTAGCATCGTAGCAGCCACAACTGAGGCTAACATTGTAGACTTTAGCGATAATGTTTACGGTGGTTTCCTAGGTAGTGGTTCCGAAATTAATGTCGGACGTAACTATTCGTATGGTCTAACTGCTTCAGGCACGCTTCAAACAGGTCACTATGTAACCGCAGCTGGCGGAGCAGGCGACGGTGAGCTCTCCCTAGGAGACTTAACCACAGCTATGGAACTTATTGGCGGACACGGCTTTAATGCTGACTCCCTAATGATATCCCCAGCGCACTACAAGACTCTATTGAACTTGGCAGACTTTACCACAGCAATTTCTGGCACAACTGCCAGCTACGGATTCCCGTATGTTGTTGAGGAAACTGCTCCTTTCAAGAATACTATAGGAACAGCTGTCGTAGGTAGCATATATGGTCTAACCATCACTACCAACGCATGGTGCCCTCCTGATAGGATATTCATGTGGGACAGCAGCGTAAAGCCTATGTCGTACGTTGAAAGGCGACCATTGACTGTAGAAGAGGCAAACCCCGGTTTCGGAATTGTTGGTTCTTACATGTCGATGAGATACGGACTGAAGGTCACAAGCCCGATGTCTGGCGTAGTTATTATCAACGTTT